AGGTGCAGGGGGTTCATAACATTCCACCGCGATTCCTTGTATGTGTTGGATTGACCAGGGCATGTTATATAGGGGGCGGGAAACCGCCCCCTTCTCCATTTCCGGGGTAGATTACGATGCAGTCATGGCAAGGGCGGGGTTAATGCCCATAATCACGGCAGACGATTTCTCCTGGGCGGCAATGTTGGTGTAATACACCGTCATTTGACGCTTGTCGGCGGTGCCGATTTTGGCCAGGGGTTCGGTCTGGATTCCCTGCAGGTAGCTAACGTCCCAGTAATCGGGATCGAACAGGTACACGTTGACGCAAGCGGTGGCGCTGACCAGGTAGGTTTGCTGGGTGCGGTTTGGAACCAGCTCGAGAACACCGAAATCCGACACGAACGTGTTGACGGCACCGACAGCAGTCACACCCTGTTTGCCGTAGTTCTTGTTGCTGCCGCCGCTCTGACCCACGTCAGACATCAGGGTAGCAACACGAGCAGCGGACGTGAACAGGTACTCCGAGATCTTGCGGATCATGGAGGGAGTGCTCATCAACTTGGACGGATCGCCGCCAGCGGCATAGGCGGCCTGGGCGGCATTGCGGATGTCATCCTCGGTCAGAGCCCGAGCAGCACCGGGGGTCGGAGCAGGGTAAATGCCATTGGCAAACCCGGCCGTGGTGCCGTTGATGATGTTGGTCGAGAACATGGCACCGCAACCAGCAGCCTTGCCGGCCGTGGATTCGGTCATTTCGACGCTGGCCTGGTTGGACAGCAAAATGGCCTCCATGTCGCGCTTTAGCTCCTTCTGGCGGATCATCATCTCGTGAACAAGACGATCGCCGTAACCGATAGCATCGACAGCACGGGCACCGGTGGAAACGCTGACCACCTTGTCGGACAACTGGATATGGTTGCCAACTCGTGCTTCGGTGTAAGTATCAGCGGCGCCGGCCTCGTCACCGTCGATTTTGGCGTTGGTGAGATCGGGAGCAGCGAGGGATTCCTTCACCCACGATTTGTACATGTTGGTGGCGCGTTCGCCGGTACCAGCCATGTCCATGTAAGGAAGGTCAACGGGGTCGATGTTCCAGATTTTGTCCATGACATCTTCATGAACGATGCCCTGGTACGCAACAGTGCGCATGTCATAGGCGGAAGTGCTTGTAACGGCCATCAGAATTACCTTTTTCGAGCAAAAGCTGCATCTAGAACAGCCATCGCCGCCTGTCGTTTAGCACGAGGGTCTCGCGATTGCTGCGCGTTCTTGATAACAGTGTCCAGTTTCTTGGTGCCAGAATTGATCGGCCGTTTACCGATACCCTTGGTAAGGGCTGCAGGAGGTTTGCCCTTGATGTCTTGCACTGTTTTGACGCCCTTGTCATGCAACCACGCCTTCCGTATAATGTCCCGGTGCCTCCAATCCATCATGGAGGCGGCATCGTTATCCGAGAACATATACTTACTGGCTAACCACGCCATTATTTCGGTGGATTCGCGGGTTGCTGTATCACGATCTCGCCATTCCGGGACATGCTCCAACAACTGCATATCGTGCCAGTTTCGTGCTTGTTGCATGTACTGTTGCTGCTCTTGATTGGCCTGAGCCACCACGCGTTCGTAGTTTTGGATAGCTTCGGCGCGTTTTTGCAGGATTTTCTGCTTCTCAAAAGCCGCTCGGCCGGAATCGATCTTAGACAGGGCCTCCCAATCAATGCGGGCATCGTCGGCATCGGTGGCCAAAATGTCCATCTTGGCTTTTTCGACCGCTGCGTTGACCTGACCAGCACGGCTGGACAACTGTTGGTGGTAGTTAACCACTGAAATCTTTTCGCGCTCTACCTCTGCCCTGGCCCGGTCAATCTCTGACCGTTCTTTACCAATGGCTTGCAGCCTGTCTTTGGCCTGGCCGATGGTGATTTCCTCACCGGTATCGGACAAGGCGATTTTTAGGGCATACAAATCGTCGGGTTTAACGCCGATGACATCGGCAAGGTCCACGAACTTTTCGAGAACCACGTCTTCGTCATCGCCAGATGGACCAGGGTCTGGCAGATCGTCGCCAACCTCACCTTCCTGCTCCAGCTCCAATTCTTCATCAACTTCGCTCGTTAATGGCTTCTGCTCACCAACACCCGCTTGGGTGGGTTTGCCTTCTCCGCCATTTGGCGCCGATATTTCACCGGCGATCTCAGCAATCTGCTTGGCAATTGAAATGCCCATAGTTCCTCTCGGATCAGTCTTGGGGTTTTGAACCGGTGATGGCGGACTCAACATCACCACGAACCGCGTCTAGGGCATCAATCTCAGCCCTTATGAAGTGCATCATATCGGCATTACGCCGGTCACAAGTCAACAGCCGATCAACATACTCCTCGTGCAGGCCGTCGAAGATCTCCCCCAACAGCCTGTTTTGGCGTAGTTGCTCGGCAAGGAATTTTCTGTCCATACCTTTAGTTTAGCACATCGAAAGGTTATTGTCAAGGGCCAGTTGGACCCGGCCCGGACCCGGTGTCGCCACCCACGGAGTTGGGGACAGGCTCCTTGTCGTACTTGGCGTTCATGTCGATCAGCTCTATCCGTTTGCTTAATATGTCCATGGTGTATTCGAGATTGGCCTTGTACTGGTCCATCTGGGCCTTCAGCTCGTTTGACTCCTTGGTGGTGTTGGCCTTGATGGTTTCGATCTGGAGCAATAGGTTGCGCTGGGCCTCCTGCTCCGCTTGCGCGGCCTTGGCCTGTTCTGCCGCCATTTTGGCCTTGTTCTCAGCAGCGGCCTTTGATTCCTCACTTTGCGGGTCTATCCAGTATTTGTCCGGATAATTGACCCCCACCAATCGGGAGAAATCGACGCGGGCGGCGTACATCCTGTTAGCGTCAACGAGAATGCCGTCGAGCCCCTTGGCGGCATCGCTATCTTGCTGTTGAATGATTTGAGCAATGTTGCCGGCCTGGCGCAGCCTGGTACCGGTCGATAACCCGACGGTAACCTCGGCACAATCACGGCCTACCCAGTTGTGTGGGACCTGTTCGATCCAGGTGCCGCCATTTCTGGCTTGAATGATGCCCGGCCAGTGCCGCCGCAACAGCGCGTGAACCTTTATGTAAATGCTCGCGACCAGGGTCTCGGCCAGATTCTTGGCCGCCATGGCGCCGGTCTGCTCGATGGCGCTCATAATGCGCTCAAGACCATGGGCGGAATCTACACCAATTTCCTGGGACTGTGGCGCCGTATCAATAGCACCGCCACCCGATTCGCGCCGGGACTGGTTCATTACCTCCAGCAACTGGAAGCTTTGGTGCGCTACCTGGACGTTGGGCAGGTCCTGGATAGCGTTTATGTCCTTGACCCGGATGGTGCCACCGCGCCGGCTTCCCATCAAATCGTCCATGTTCACCATGCGTTCTAGCACTAGCAACCGCTGGTTCAAGTTGCGCCAGCCGGCGTCCATGATTTGACGCATGAGGTCCGATTTGTAATCCTGAACCCCTTTCAACCGGTCGGTGAGGGATAACCCGCGCCAACCACGGGGGTTGAAATAGGCGACACCATGAGCAATAGGCTGTTCTGGCCATGGCTCTTCGCTTATAATGCGGTCGGTGCCGTCGGCGCCACCTGCCGTGATAATTCGCCGCAGCTCCGCGATGCCGTCACCGTCCATGTCAACCCGGTAATAGCATTCGCGAATGGCAATGGGCCGGGTGCTGTCGTCGCCGGAAATGGTGTCGATGTTGTAGTTTAGGCCGGATGTCACGAAATCAACATCGGGGTCGCCGGCCAGTTCATCTACCAGTTCTTTGGGCAGTCCGAAGGCAACAATATCAGATGCCGTGACATTGCGGGCATGACATACGAATCTGGCGGTGTCCAGGGATACGTCATTGTGGTCGGGGTTTACTATGACCTGCTCGGAAGGGAGCCATTCCACGGTCGGGCCTCCGATGCGTTCCTCCGCGATGTCAACGGTGTATGTTCCGTCGTCATTTGCAGTTCCGGCCTTTACCTGGCCACTCTCCAATAGGGTGGCGAGAGACTCAACTGGTACGTTTGGTATACGGCGCAGCGATATTTCGCGCTTGTCGGACCAGTACGCCTTGGTGAACCCGGAACCGGCCAACAGGGCGTCCTTGAACGCTCGTTGTAGGGACATGTAACCCCTATTGGTAGTCATGACTACATGGTTGACCACACGCGTTTCAGCCATGGCCTGGCCTTCGTCATGTGGTCCGAGAGGCACGAACGTCACCGGTTGATCACCATAGAAACCGGGCATTATCTCGGCAATGGTGGCCTCGATGGCGTTCTGTACCTCACGGGATACGTAATCGGCATATTCCACTGGCGGTCCGCCCTCGTCGTCGCCGGGCGGTGCTGGTAAGTCGCCGTTGTAATAATCAATGGCATCCACCACCTGGCCTTCGAACTCGGAGGTGTCAGCGTATGATAGCTCGTCCTGGATGGCCTTTAGCAGTTGGTCTTCATCCAGCGGGGTGGACGGCCGACTTGTTGCCTCGAGGCTATCGTCGGTTTGCTCGTAATCTGTTTCTATTTTCACCAAAACGCCTCGCGGTGTGTGTTAGTGGTTTCGACCAATCGGTGTATGGGTTGTCTTTGTTGCCCATGATTACGTCGCCGTCGCCAACACCTAGGGACAGGTATTGCAGAGCTTCGCATATGTGCGAATACATTGACTTGTCGGGCACGTCATGGAATTTGTCGCCAGAGATTTTGATCCGGCGGTAATTATAATGACCAGCCAGACCTTTTTTGAGGACGGTACAACGAGGGTGTATTAGGATGGCAGGGTGCGATCCGACCGTTAATCGACGTAGCCTGTTACCGACGGCATCGCGCCGGATCGAGAAATCATTGGTGGGGGCCGGTATCACGTTGAAGTTGTGGGCTTGCATAATCATGAACGGCGTTTTCTTGTCGGTTTGTGCTCCCGATGTACCAGATGGGTCGCCCCAACCGTGACCCCATTTCAATTGCGGGTATTGTGACGACAGCCGTTGAACGGCGGCCTCGGCCAGTTCCTCTGCTGAGAACCGCTCGGTAACTATTTCATCGAATATCAGTAACTGGCCGTTGTGCTCCTGCGCCAATACCATGGCGGGAGTCAAGCCCCAGTCCGCCCCATATATTACCGGTTTGTCGGGGATTACGTCGAATGATTTTATGTGGGTGTCACTGTTGAATTCTTCCCACACTGGTTTGCCGTCGGCGGTGGTGCCGAACATATTGGCCAGGTTTACTTTGATCCATTCGTCCCGTTTACCGGCCAGTAGCTTGGTGTAATACGATGGCGGGAGGTTGCTGCCGTTTTCTGGGTCGGGTTCCACCACCCATTCACCATCTACTTTGCGCACTGCCCCAGGCTGGATGAAGAATCGCCAGCCGTCGGGTGGAGTTCCTTCCCGTGTTGCGTACCAGTGATCTTCGTCTGGCGCGTTGGTGTCACCGCTTATTAACCCGCCATGGGAGCAATCGACCCCGGCCAATGCCCGTGAGGGATAACGGCCAAGGCGGGCGTCCATCATTTCGAGGACCGCGAACGGTAGCTCCTTGACCTCATTTAGCCAGGCGATACTGGCCTGCGTTCCACGCAATTTTCTTATGTGTTCTTCGCGGTCGAGAGCGATAAATATAACGTCACATTCCACCCAGGTGCCGTCGTTCTGGCGGTACCGTAAAAACTGGGTGGGTGGGTGGCCCATCTTAACGGGGGCGATGCGGCCGGTAACGGCCGACCAGTCACGAATGGTAGTAGTCAGGAGATCCGGGTAGGTGTTGCG